GCCGCCAAGAAATCCGACAGCATTTCCGAGAATGGGAAGCGAGGCCATCAGTTCCCCGTTCCATGGGCATACGGCCCAGTTACCGATTGCAAGCGGTTTCTCTTGGTATGCTTATCGAGCGCATCCTGCATTCCTTTCGATACAGAGGCTGGTAGCTCAAAGGTACTTGTCCCAGCAGGAACGTGGATATGCACGGAACCGATATGCACACTGCTAACTCCTGCTGCCCGATTGCCGTAATCCTGCACGCTTTGAGGGATGGCGGTATGGTTGCGAAGCGCCGCATCAAGATGGCTCGGCCCCCAGTTATAGGCCATCGCAGCTTCCCTTACGTTCCCGTGATATCTTGCGACCAACTGCGACATGTATTCCTGGCCACCCCAAAGATTTTGCGCTGGGTCTCTCGGATCGACACCTAAACTCGCTGCGGTTTTTGGCATCAATTGCATCAGTCCCATAGCTCCAGCGCTACTCGTCAATACCTGTCCGCCAGGACCGAATTGATGGCCACCGGATTCCATCATTTCCATGCGATGAAGGATGTTTCTGGCTTCAGGCTGAAGCAGCCATCCTTCCGTCTGATTTCCAATCGCTTTCCCGGTAAGCACCATGGATTTTTTGAAGTATTCATCACCTGCATGGTGGTTTCCCCATGCCCACGCTCCCAACGCTAAAGTTAAATCCCTGCTTCCCTCATTGGCCTGTTGGCGACCTCGCTGGAATTGTGAGCCGGTAGCTTTGGGAGGAGCCATAAATCCTGAGATGTCTCCCGTCAATCTCCCCATTTCATTTGTGATTCCTGTAGCCGCAGCTTTTGCGGCGGCAATATTGTTCACCGCGCTGAACGGTTTTCCTACCAATTCAGGATGCCCCGTCAAAGCGCCGATGATTCCGACAATTGCTGTATCCATCTGCTTGAAAACTTCCCAGATTTCCAACGAGACTTTTTTAACTTCTTTCAGTCCCCAGACGATCTTCCCGGTAATCATGGTATCGATGGCCGGTAGATTCTGGATCAAATAATCCACTGCGCCCTTCAAGCCGCCCTGCATCTTGAACCATTCCGGCGCGAGTCCCTGAATCAATTTGCCGATGATGTCCTGCAAGCTGTATTGCGCAACCACTCCAAGCCGCTGAAACTCGAATTTCATGTCGCGGACTAACACCATATTCTTTTCAAAGCCTGGCCCCATTTCCGCCAAGATGGTTTCCTGGTCCTTGAACATCTGCATGGCGCGACCGTGCAACTCTTTGTCCCAAGTAATATCTTCCAAGGTCACACCCAATGCTTTGAGCGTCATGCTGAGTTCGCGGCCTACCTTCTGCGTGGTGAACATGCGCAGGGCGAACAGGCGATAACTCTGGTCTGCCATCGCCACTTTGTCGATGAGTTTGACTGCACCGAGAGCCAGTCCGGTAAAGAAACCGCCCGCGACCGCTGTGGCCCCCAGTGTGACTTTTGCAATGGATTCCACGGAGGAAGTGGCTTGATGAATGGATGCCTTGAAACGCAGCAGGCTTGCGTTGTCTACCTTATAGCCGAGTTTGACGAGGTAACTTTCAAGGATGTTGTCAGACATTGTTTGCCTGCTTCCGCGCAGCCTGCTCCGCATCCATCAAATCGTGGATAGCTAACAGATCGTCGATAGTGTACGTACCATCGAAGGTCTGATGCTGCTGCCAGTATCGGGCCACGATAGGACGCATGAGATAAGCCTCTACGGTTGGAAAGTTTCGGAAAGAACCGAATCTGCGGAAAAAAAGGGGGAGAGATTGAACAGCACCGATTGCAGCACGACCCCAAAGAGGATTTTTACATCGTCTTCCAGCGCCGCATCGCCCATTTTCCCATTGGGCGCGCGCAGAGAAAATGCCGCGCCTGTTTTTTCATCAAACCGCTGCACATTGTCCAAGCACAGCGACACGATAGAATCGTAATCTTCCCGCTTCATAGAACGCAGGATGCGAGACAGCTCAAGCACAATCGATGCTTCGGCCTTGTCCGACACGTTCTCCATCATCGGAAGTCCCACCTGAAACATCAGCCAAGTTCCATCGCTGGCCCGCATCTTTTTCAAGCGGTACTTCCTGTCTTCGACTTCGATGTCCTTGAAAGGTTCTCTCATGGCAACAACGCCTCATTGGTAATTTGCGCGCAGATGAATGTCCATGTAACGTTCTGACCTTCACCCTCGTATGGCCGGTTCGGAATCTTCAATGGAATGGCTCCCACGGCCCGGTGAGAACGAGCATTGATGATGTCGGAAATTAGCCATTGTCCAGCCGCGAAGTTCAGCAAGTTCGCCTTGTCCGCCTGGGAATAGATGATGTCTACGTAGTTGACGAGATAAGCATCTAACGGGCTGGTTTCCTGGCAAGTAACAAGCATGGTGCCGTTAGCTCCAGCCAGGTAACTCATCATCATGCCAGCGTCCGCAGCCACTTTCAAATTGACGCGGTCGCGAGACATTTCCACTTCGATCTTGTCGAGGCCCGCTTCGCCTCCCAAGGGAAAAGGTGGAAGGACCGTATTCGTGAAGACTCCGACAATGTCCTTGAAGCTGTATGTATAGAGAAAATTCGGCATTTTTCTTACCTCTGGACGTAGATTCCAATCGTGACGCTTTGCACCGATCCAGCTTCAATGAGAGACACATAAATCGGCATGGCCTGTTTTGCCGCAATTTGCGCTGCTGTGGCTGTGGAAAAAGATGGCGATTGCACTTTATATCCGGTGCTTAAATTCTGGCCCGGCTTCAGATTCAGCACGGCTGGCCCTTGCCAGATACCCGGCACGATGTATCCAATGGCCGCCGAGGTCGCGCAGGCATTCAGTACGGCTTGCAGTAGTATCTGCTGGCCGGTGTCCGTCATATCCACGGACAAGTTGCCGATAAACGCCTGCATCACGTTGTAGATCATGTTGGTTGCGAGAACGTCCAACTGGACCACGGAACCGAAATGCTGTCCGCTAGGCACAATTCCAGTTTGGAAAAAACTGAAGGAATTCGCGTAATTCAGGACAAGATTTCCATTGTTTCCCTGAATTGTATTGACCTGCGAGAGTGTCAACGGTTCTGGAGTGATGCCCACAACATTTTTGAACATCGGAGTAAAGAAGCTCTTTGGCAAGCCGGTCGTCAATCCGCATGTCATGCCCATAATGGCAGCGGAAACGTAGACATTGTTGGGTGCAGTTCCGCCTTGCGTCGTGGAATAGGTCGTCATCACGCGGGTATAATTCGCGGCTTTGAGCGTGGCGAGAAGGTTTCCAGACGCTCCACTGAGAACGTTTGGGCTGGAAGTTGCAGCCTGAAGGAAGCTCTTCGGCGAAGCGCTTTGCATATAAGGAGCGATAGCTTCAATGTCGGTGTCGGTAGCGGTTGTGGACATCGCCTGATACCACCCAGCGGAAGCGATCCGGCAAGCCTGAAGCGACTGTAGGGGAGTTTCTCCAATAGCGGTAATGTTCACCGTCAAGCCCGTGCCCGTGCCTCCAGTAGTAGGCAGCGCAGTCGTAACGCTATAGCCGGTCCCCTGATTGCCGACGGTCGTGCCAAGCGTTTCCACAACCCCGCCAGAAGCGACTGTCAGCACGGTCAAAAGTCCATTCGTTGCGCCCGATTGCGTGACTTCTACCTGATCGCCCACGACATAGCCGGTGCCTCCAGCGTCAACGGTCGCGGTTTGAATGGCGGTCAAATCCTGTCTGCCAATCCATACATATTGCGGCGCAGGCACCTGGCTGAAATAAATTCCCGCAGCAATATATTCCGGGTCGGTCGAAGTGAATCCATCGGTCAACATCGCTGCCGTGCTTGCATATTGCCGGATACGCGGGTTCGTGCCTCCCACGCTCGGAATCGCAGGAGATGTCCCGGTAATCAGCCCTTGGTTGTAAGCTGGAACTGCCGTCGCCAAAGGTTCGATAAAGACGGACACATCGACAACGCTGGAAAGGTCTTGCGTAACCGGATAGCTGCTCATGCTTGCACCTCAATTGTGTCGAGAATGCCGGAAGCATCCTCGATAATGATTTCTGTCGATGTTGGAGACTGATAACTCAACGTTTCCTGGACACCCTCATACATGCGGACGCGAAGATCGACACGCTCCCACCATTGCGCTTGAAACAGTTCCGGTGCCCGCAGAGGGTTGGGAATGTCCATCATCGTAAACAGATTGAAGCTGCGTAAAATTCTTGCGAACTGATCCAGGAACAGGCAGCTCCGAACCAGCCGAGCATTGTCGAAGCTGTTTGGCCCGTAGTGCGTCCATTGCGCTTCCCAGATGCGCGTATAAGTCCAGGTTCCAAGCGGCGTAGGCGACTGCGTTTGCTGGGGAAGGAAGTTCCTTTGCCGCTCGTAGTTCCCGCCTACTTCTATGGCGCGAACGAAGCAGATGTCCTCATCGATTTTCTGAGCAATCTCACCTAGCGTCTGCCATGAAATTCGGACGTTGTAGTACGGTGTAGGCTGCCCGGAAATACCCAACATTTGCGCTGTAAGCGCCTGCAATACCGGATTGATGGTTTGGATCGTTAAGGCGCTGCTGGCCAGCACGTTGCCGTCGGGGAACGTGGTCACGGTAGGTTGCTGAGGTGGAACTGGAAACGTGGCCATCAGTTGCCCACCATTCTGGCCGCCATCGCCTTGTAATATCCACCAATCGGATCGTAGGGCCAAACCTTGAACACGCGGAAATTCTGGCCTTGGAATATCAGCACGTCGCTGAGGCCGGGAACGCCGTCACCATGCGTTAGATAAATCGGCTCCGTAGACCAGAAGACCATCGCTCCGCTCACGCGATCCGCTTCCGGCACTTGATTCAATTCCTTTTCCGTGGCGACCGATACCGTGCCGTATTGCGCGAGAGTGATCAAGATGGATTGCATTCCGCCCAGGGCAAAGTTCGCCTGCGAGCGCTGCACTTGATAGGCTTGCGCCATGTCAATGTCCATCGTGATGTCCCCTACATGAATCGGCATAATTCCTCAGGCGTGGTGCGCATGACAGGAAACTCCAGGCGTATATTCCGTCGGACTGCCGCCGGAATATGTGAATCCAAGCACATATCCGATTTCAGAGCTGCTGACAATGTAAATTCCTATCGATG